GGCCGGTATCGCACCGGATGGAGACTTCCGTGTCTTGGAAGGAGCAACCTCATGCTCTTTAATGCACCCCGTGGATGCCCCCCTACATACTATCTAAGTAACATAGGAGGCGGACGGTAGCCTCGCTGTCGCACGCCGCCGGCTAGGATGGTTTCCACTCCCTCCATGGCGCCGTTGATAACCCCCACGATGCGCCCGGCAGTGCGCGCACCCTTGAAGATGTACGCGCCGAGGTCAGAGATGGTCCCGAGCACCTGCTGCGACGTGTACGGCACTGGCGCTTTTGGCGCCACTGCTATACCCGCACCCTGCGCAGGCAGCCACTCCCAAACGGTGGTGAACTCAAAGTACCCATTAAACCCGATTTGGGTGGTGCTGTAAGCAGCACCATCGACGCCACGGAGTACCACGAACACGCTACCAGCCTGGGCGGAGACTGTGCCATTGGTGGTGAAGTTTTCATCCACGGCCGATGGCAGCCACCTGGCCTCATGCTCCTCACCACCATTCGGCGCAATACGCTGCGCCAAGGTCAGCGCATTGCCCGCAGTAGAAGAGGACCCAACCGAAAAGACCATCCCGGGCGAGATTCCCATCCCAACCATACCCGACCTCACTGAGTAAGCGCCCATTGGGATCCACTTGATACACGATGCAACGGGCCGATACCTAACGGCGGTCGTGCCAGTAACGAAGTTAGTGAACCCTGTTCCAAGGAGCGTGAGGCTAGCCCCGACGCCCGATCCATAATAGAGGAGGCCTGAGGTGGTTCCAACATTGGACGGTGTGTACTCAGCGATGTAGTCTGCCTGGTACGTCGCACCGATGGTGAGTCCACCCCCGGTAACCGCTGTCGGGCTCCATTGATCAATGGTTCGGACGAGGTATCCACTATCAGTTCCGGCGTAACAAGGTGCCGCAAGATTGCCTGAACACGGGTCACGCAAAAGGCGATCCCAGGCATCAGCTCGGGGATCTGCGAGCACACCCATAATCCTAGCCCCACCCACCCGCTTGCCGCGAGCCCTGCTACCGCCAGCTTTGCGCTTCTTACGCTGGCCAACAGAGGTCAAAATCTTATCCAACTTGCTTTGTAACGCTGCGTTCTTCTTCACCATGCAAATGATGCACCTGTTATTGCGAGCTGAATAGTTTTCTTTTAAAGGCTGAATCCGTGCTTAGCCCCACGGTGGGCGTTTACCAGACAACTGTTCAGGGCACAGTGCCGAAGCCTCTGGTCATATCTTTATACAGCGTGACCACGCTCAGCACTATCTCCCGTGCTTGGCGAGCAAGGCGCGGAACTTGCTATGCAGCTCCACCACCTCCTCATCCTCCTCGTCCTCCCACGCCGCTGCGCGGTAGGCATCCTCCTGTGCTTGCTCCATCTCACGGGCCAGCAACCCATCCTTCCGGCGCGAGCGCGCGCTGGTCTTGCCACCAACCACCACCTCGATCCGCTCGAGCTTAGGCTTGTCCGGCCCCCACACTGCTGTGGGGGGCGGACGGCCATCGTTGCTGCGAGTGGCGGGGTGCGTGGTTTTAACGGCCACCACGCGCGCCGGCCGGGGCAGTTTTGCTGCCACGGGCTGCGGCAAAAGCTGAGGCATCTCCTCCTCCGCTTCATCCGCCCACGAAACCTTGCTCCCCACAGGGATCAGGGCGGAGGAGCTAACCAGCTCCTCTTCCTTGGGCCCCCATATTGCCAGAGGCCCTCGCTCCAGGGCACCACGCAGGCCAGCGAGAGAGGGCTCCAGGTCCGCGCCCCAGGGCGTGTCCTGCAGAGCCCACCTCAAGTCTTCGCTCACCACGTCCCCTAGCTTCAGGGCCTCATCCAGCAGGCCCATGGCCTTCTCTCGGAACTTCTCAGCCACGGGCTCCAGCGCGACCGGCGCAATACCGATGTTCAGACATATGCTGCCGAGGCGCATGGCCTCCTTCACCTGAAGTGCCAAGGCCTCCTTCTCCCACTTCAGGGTGGGATAGGGCAGCTGAGACATCGTGCGTGGAAGATCCGTGAAGACCTCCACGCGTCCTGGCTCCTCATACCCCGCCCTCTTATAGTGGAAGTAGTAGCCAATGAACAGAAAGGGCGTCACACTGAGCGCCTCCTCCATCCAATGCCCCTCCTCAAAGCACAACTCCACACCGTACTGCTCCAGT